ATTCACGATTTTCCATCTCACGTTGTAATCTATTTGTAGCCATTTTTAAATCTCCAATTTAAGTTGTTCACGGGCATATTGCTCGTTAGTTAAGCCAAGTTTTTTAGCAACCGCTTGCGCAGATTTTGTAAGCACTATCTTTTTAGAAGGTGTACTTCTACCTGCTGGAGCAACTACCGTGCTTAATTTGGTCGTACGCTGAGGTTTTTCCCCATCGTTTTTTGATGCATCGCCAAATTCCTCCGGGAACCGACGTTTTATTTCATTATCAATAGACTTATAGTATTCATCTGTACCAATAAATCCTTGACCATATTTCTCTTGCAGTTCCTCGTGGACGCCTTCAGCATATTTGCGCATCGACTTTTTGGTCGGGTCAACAAACCACTGATTTCGTGACACCCATTGAGCAACTTTGGGATCCATTTGGGGCTGTTGTTGTGGAACAGCAACCCTTTGTGGTATTTGTACATTATTTTCTGGAACTTGTACAGTGTTTTTAATCTTCTTTACTTTATCGAGTCTAATCTGCGCCCGAGTTAGCTTTTCTTGAGCTTCTAATAACTTATCAGAGTCGCCAGAATCATACGCATCTTTGTATTCTTTCTTAGCTTTTTCTAATTCAGCTTTAGCAGCGTCTTTAGAAGCACTATTAAGTTCTTTTTCACCATATTGAAGCTGTTTCTTAAGACGTTTATTCTCATCTAGGATCGCTTGCGCTGCGGCTAAAGCCTCTTGTTGCTCTCTTAAAGCAGCTTCTTTAGCACGTCTTTCTTCATGCCAAGCCTTTTTATACTGAGAAAATTTGTCTTTTACGTTCTTAGAATACTCATCAGACTCATCCAATTCTTCCAGTTTGGCCTTAGCTTCTGGGTCAAGTGGCTTCCTATTACGGTCTTCTTTTGGAGTATCGTCAACGATTTCAATCTCAATATCATCGCTATCTGTATCTACATTTGTATCTACGGGTTTACCCTGATCTTCTATTTCATCAGGGAATTTGAATTCATCTGGCATACACTACTCCTTAAATAAATTTGCGTGAGATTCCACGAGGATCTTGAACTACAGCCTCTACGGAGTCATCGTTAATTAAACGGAATTCTTTTCCATGAATTACTAAGCGGGTACCTGCATTGGGGCGGGTCAATACAAAGTCGCCTTCTTGACAGTACGGGCCAGTTGGAAAACGCTCAGGATCTTTGTAGCAATCTGGTCCCATTCGTACGACAAACAGTACGGTTGTTAGGATTTCATCATGCTTGATCATTGAGTCTGGTTTGATAATCCCGTTATCAAATTTCTCTTCAACGTCTGGGATTGCGCATAAAATGCGATAGCCCTTTGGTTCTGGGAGTTGTGTTGCTCTATTTTCTGCTTCTTTTGCTGCTTCTCTTGCTTGTAGTACTGCACCTAGATCGATCGCTTGACCCATGTTTACTGCCGTTTGGTCACTCATCGGAGTTCTCCATAGTTTTGTTAAGGTCGGTTATGTAATTTCGTGCGGCAAAGAGACCTTTAACTTCCCCGCATACTTTTTTGTAATCCTCGATTGTCCGGCAGTTATCGTCTGCTAGGCTTTCTTGGAGTTGCAAAATTCTTTCATCTAACAATCGTGTTACATGCGCCAACGCTTGGCTTGCGTCCATCATTTACCTTTCGTTTTGGGTGTTACCTTTTTTACTTCTTTCGTTTTGGCTTGCGCCTCTGCTGCTTGTGCTTGGGCATCAGCCTGTTTCGCGGCTAATTCCTTTTGTGTATCCGTTTGGATACGGGTTACTTCTTTCTGATGAGCCTGTTGCTCACGTTGTTTGCTAATATCAACAGCCATTCTCGCGCCTTCGAGCGTATGATCAGCGGTCTCTTTGCGCTTAGCTAGTGATGCTTGGATTGCCAATTTAGCTCCGTCAGTTTCCTGTTGCTTAGCAATACGTTCACGTTCAAGAGCGATCTGCTGTATTTTGAGCTGGAAGTCATCTTGATCTTTCTTAGCCTTACGCTGTTGCTCTTGGGCTTTGATCTGAAGTTCTTGCTGCTGTAACTGAATGATCGGATCTTGTGCTTGCTGTTGATTCTGTTGTTGCTGAGCTTCTTGCTGGTGCTGTTGCAACATTTGCGTAGCTGCTTGAGCCGCCATTTGAGAAACTTGTTCTTCCATTTCTGGAGACATATTCTTTTCTTCATCGTCCTGATCAGTAGGCATAGGAGGCAGAGTCATGCCCATTCTTTGCTCGAGTTGCTTGCGATACTCCATACCCAAATGCTCAGCGACGTGAGCAGACAACTCAGCTTGAACTTGCTGTGCCAGTTGTGGGTTTTGTTGTAGCAACATCTGGATGTGTGGGTCTTGCGCCATAGCCATGTGAACAGTAATATGCGCTTGGTGATCTTGTGTCAAGAACGCTTTGACGGGTTTATTCATCAAGATGTTCTGGTTCTCAGATACTGGGTCACGTGGCTTCATATCATCAGGCATCGGTACCAATTTCTGGTAATTCTTAATACCCAATACTTCTAACATCTGACGATGCAAGAGTGGTAAGTCGTATAACTGTGGAGCCGATTGTGCAAGTTGCAACGCCGCTTGGTATTGAACAACTTTCTGTGCCATTGTTGCTGCGTTTGGATCAGAGACTGGCAATACAAAACACATATCGTAGTCAGACTTCTTAGCCATCCGTGAGCCTTCACTTGGCTCATACGCATACTCTTCTGGTGTGTAGTCACGAATAATGTCTTTAAGCAGTTTGAATTCCTGCTTCATCGCATAGTGAATGCGAGCTTGAATAGCGCTCATCGACTTCAGAGTTCTTTCAAGAATAGCTAGTGTTGTTCCAACTGGAGCATTTGCGCTCATGTCAGATGCTTGGATTTCTCCAGAACCAGCGAACTTGCGACCCTCGTCTACGATTGTTCCTAATAAACTGTATAAGACTTGACTAGGTTCTTTGTAGGGAAGTGGAAGGAGATTGTCACGCATGGTGCCAGCTGGCACGTCAACATCTCGCCATTCACCGGGAGCAATGGGGGTATCGTCGCCTTTGACACGCATGCCACGGGCCTTAAAGCCGCCTGGCAAGTTGCTAAGTGTACCTGCATCCACGAGCTGACGAATAAGACTTGTACTAGACTTAGCAAAAGCACCAACAAGGTGGATAAGACCAAAAGCGTAAAAGCCGAAACCCGGAATGTACGGATAGTGGACAAAATGCTGGCGCTTGTGGTGGTTTTCATCTTCTGGTCTCCAGTTACGGCGAATAGCTAAAATAGTGCTAGTGCCCTTCTCAATCGTCACCACATACGGCAACGCTATGCCAGTCGGGTTACCATCCTCATCTTCATGCTCATAGCCAGGCAAGTCGAGTTCAACGTGCATTTCCAATAACTTAAAGCGATCATCGGTTGTCGCACGGAAGCCTAACTTCTCAGCGATCTTCTTCTCAACTTCGTCCATCATCTGAACTGGATCGCCAAGATCCTCGTCTCGGTAAAAACCCTCATGCTGGAGGCGACGCACTTCGTTTGCTGTCTTACGCATCACATGCGTTACACGTTCTGCTGACTCTAAGCTAGAAGCTCCATAGGGGACAACCACGTCTTCTGCTGGAACAAACATTGAAGTCTGGCGACCCAAGCCTGGGTCAAAATATACTTTCTTAAACGCATTACCTGCGAGTCCTAAACTCCACAGCATGCGTTCGTGTTCTGGGCGATACTCTTTCATTACGTCTGTGATCTGGTAATTCATGTCATCACGTACACGCTCAGCTGCTGCTTTCTTCTCAGGAGTTTCTTTACCAATAATCTGGGTCTTAACTGGACCTGCCGCTGGCATGGTCTCCATCATTGTTTCAGCTTGGAATTTAACTACAGCTTCAGATAGGAGTGGATGGTACACACCACAGGCGCCTTCCCAGGGTTCAGCACGCTCTTCAATTTTAAGGCCCAGAAGTTCTAGACCATCCACATAGGTTTGTATCCAATCTTTCCGTGACGATACGTCATTATCAAAGTCAGATACTAAGTCACTAACCAGAGTAGCTAATACTCGGTCATCTAATGTTTCGGCTAAGTTATCATCAAAGCCGGGGGGAGTTTCCTCTTTTTCAATGCGCATGATGGGTTTACCATCAACGCCAAACTCTACTGCCTCGGGATCTTCAATAGATATTTCAAGCTCATGATCGCCTTCCTCGTCTTGACCAAGTTGATCTAAACCCTGAGGGGCTGCGTATAGTGCCTTATCTATTGCCATAATTTATCCTTAAATTAATTTCGATCCACCACGTATTGGCTTATCTACTAGACCACCTTTTTTCATACTAAAAGGTTGAGACTTCATATATGTTCTTAAAGTCTCTAGCATATTCATCTGTGGAGAACTATAGTTTAGCTGTTTATTAGTATCTTCAGGCCATTGTTTTAAAATATGACCCCGTATTGCTGCATCAGTTGCGTTCCTAACTGCATCTTCAGTTGATCTTCCTTCATCTAAAGTTTGCCCATAATCTTTGGAGACTTTAGATAGTGTAGATAATTGCTCTGGCGTCCAAGATTTCATTAACTGTTCTCGAGTAGCATGTGACATCGGATCTACATGCAACAATTCTCCAGCTAAATCATGATGACTAAATTCATCTGGTCTTCCAATTACTATTCCTGTACGGTCTATTGGAAATGCTTCTGGTCTATTATTATCAGGTCCTTCTTCGTAAGGAGGCCAAGTTTCGGCGTAGTCTTCCCCTGTATCCCCTCTAACTATAATAGGATCATGCTGCGCTATAAAAGGATATTCCTCTTGCGCTTTGTTTAAGAGATTAGATATGTAGTCGTCTGCCATTAATAGTAAGCTGCTTTTTTTCTATATTTGTATAGCATATCATCTTCCGGCTCATCATTGGGAAGTCTTATAAATCCACCTTGACGGAAACGTAGTAAGGCTAAAGTTGTCGAATCGACAAGGTCATCGTTAACTCCGCTAGGGAAATCGTTACATTCCTCAATTACATCCTTCGCCCACCTGTGCGGCGGCGCCCAAACAACCCCGCCCGAGAACAAGTCGCTAATAGCATTAACTCGAGAGATTTTGTCTTGACCTTTGCCAGGTGTGAACTCGGAGACCGGTATACCCATACGCCTGAACTCTTGATAGAGTGCCGCTCCATTGGACTTCTTTTCAACCATGAACGCATCCGGTTGCCACTCTTTATATTCTTCGAGACAAAGTTTCTTAAGTTCCGGAAACTCCAGCCTCTTTTTGATCGCGTTAAGAAGGATGATGTTGTAGTTGTTGACTTCCTCGTTGAAGAAAACACCCCACGTCGTGAGCGCATTGTAGTCCGCACGGTTATTAGCCTCCTGAGCCGCATCAAGCGACATGATAATAAATTCACAAGCTGGGGGTGAGTCTTTATCCCAGATATTCCACCATTCCCTTTTGATTAACGCACCCTCTTCAGACACTGGGTTTTGCATGTACTGGGCATTCCAATACCTAATGTCAAGTGCGGCTTTCTTAGCTAGCAACTCCTCGACAGGCCAGAACTCAGGCCAAAGTGACTCGCCATCATCTTTAATAGCTGGAAACTCAATAACTTCCCAAGGATCTACATCCTCATTCTGTTCCATCTGTTTAATAATCTGTCCGGTTAAGTCAAGTTTAGACCACCGGGTCATCACTATAATAATAGCGCCGCCAGGCATAAGGCGTTGCAAAGGGCCAGACTGAAACCACTCCCAAGCTGGTAGAAAAACATCCGGTCTTCCAGTCTTAGCTTCTTGCTCACTATGAGGGTCATCAATAATAAACAAGTCAGCACCACGTCCAGCCAAAGCACCACCCACACCAATAGCAAAGTATTCCCCATTAAAGTTTGTTCCCCAACGCGAAGCGGATTTAGAGTCAGCCTGCAGTTCTACCTGCGGAAAAATGTCTTTATAGTCATCTGAACCCACAAGGTTCCTAACGCGGCGACCAAAGTTAACCGCCAGATCCGCTGTGTGAGATCCCATAATAATCTTTTTTTGCGGGTACTTTCCGAGGAACCATGCCGGAGCGAGGTAGGATATGAGCTCAGACTTACCGTGTCGTGGAGCGATATTAACAATGACACGTTTTTTCTTTCCCGCAGCAATATCCTCAAAAATTTGAGCCAGTTTGAGATGATGTGCCCCGACCTTATAGCCTGGGTATACGTGTTTAACAAAGTCCAAAAAGGATATTTTTCCTCGTTCTTGGGTAAGAAACTCATCATATTTCTCCAATAAATCCTTAGTTTTCCGCTTAATTTGCTCCGGAGTTTTGGGATTTTGCACCAATAATCGCAGCTTAAATAGCTGTTCTTGGGTTAATTTATGCATCTTTTTGTTCTTTTTCGACGATATTTTTAGCTTCTACGTCTATATATTTAGTCTCTACATCGTCCAAAAGTGTCAATAATTCAGCCTCAACTTCAGCCATAGACTGCACTTTTACAGTCATTTCTGTCCGTTTTTTGAACGCATCGACCCCATCTACCTCACCAAGTACCCTTAATGCAGCTACTTTTGTCTTAACATCCTTCGCCGCTTCGACCGAATGTATTAGATTGTTCACTACATAGGTCTTTAAATCTGATAATTCATCTACGATGCTTACATTCATCTGGGCTACCATGCCAGCTAACATAGCAAGAGTTTCGTTGGGGTACTGATTAAATTCTGGGCGGAACTTAGGGTCACTAGCCATTTGTACAGCTAGCTTTTTAGCGTCTTCAATATCACCAGTTTGGGGCAAAATGGGCTGCCCGCTTAGTTCAGACATCAATGCTACCACGTTCGCCCGCATATTTAATTCTTCTTGGGGCGTGAGTTCGGGGAATGCTTCTTTGGCATTCGGGGGTAGTGGTATGTTTTGTTCGATTTCTGGAATGTACGCGTCCATGCGCGAAGTATATGCTGGTTACAACTATGTGTAAAGAGTTTCTTTACAGAAAAAAGTGGGGGGAATTAACCCCCCTAAGATCACACCCTCACGTGTATATATGAATTATATATGAGTCTTTAAGTGGGTTAATGCTTCTTTTATAAATCATTTTTATTAAAATTTCATGCCGTCATGCCGCATGAAACACTTTTTCTTACAAAATACCCCGATCGGTAACTTTTTTCTACTTTTGCACACTTTTTTAATCAATTCTTCCCGTTCGGTAACTTTTTTATACCTATGGGTATGATTTCTTTTTCTTTTTGATACCTTTAAGTTTCATTTTCTTTTGCACCCGCTCCTCATGGTGGTGGATTCGGTGGCAGTTAGCGCAAAGGACTATGCACTTTTTAACTTCTTCGTAGGCTTTGGCGAATCGTCCGTCGGCTATAAATTTGTGGACATTGCCTTCTTTGGTGGATGGGTCTTCATGGTGGAAATCTAATGCTGCTACATGGCTAAACCCGCAATTCGTACATTTAAGACTAGCTTTATATGCGAACCATTCTTTCTTTTCTTTGGCTTTAGTAGTTTTGGTTTTTAGCCTGACTTCTTCTTTATTAGCTTCGTAATGCTTACGGCTCTGTAGTTTGTGATACGCCTTTCTTACGCTCGCGTCTTTGTACGGCATCGGGATGTACCTTGTATTTCCAATAGATTGCGTTTCTGAATGACCACGGATTTGCAGGAGTATATATCTTAAACCCAGCATTGATAAGCGAATTCGACGAGGCGGGATTCTTCGTAGTGTCGGTAATCAACCAATTCCAGCCAAGTTCTCTGGCTTTTTTCTGCCTTACTTGGATTAGGCGGCGCTGCAATCCATGACCCGTATAGCCATCCATTACACCTGCTCTACATAAGTAGCCGGTATCGGTCCATCTCGCTGATCGCACAAGCCCCGCAAAACCGACGGGCTTCCCATCCTCTGTATATGCAATCCACCAATGTCCACGATCTGGTTTGTAAATTGTATCGGACGGCAGTATCTTTTTCTGGAGGTAGCATAGCATTGTGATGTTAGCAGGTTCACGTAGATCAACTTTGCGGATTGTGAATTTCATCGCTGCCTCCTTTCGAATTAGGTATGGGAGCCACATCGGTATGTGAAGCCGGGAATTTGCGTAGCCCCCACAAATATATTATGCCGCATATATGACACTTTTGGGTCCCCTTGACGGGGGGTGTTCTGTATGCCGAACACATGACCGCGAGTTAGAAAAAGTCAGGGGGGTGGGGGTAGTTTAGCAAAATTTTGAAAAAATATGTAATCGTTTATGTAGATCAAAGGGTATGGGGCATGTG